TACCTCTTGCTTCGGTCTCGTCCACATTCTCTCTTTCTTTTTTTTTTTTTTTTTACTCCACCCCACACCCACCATCCTCACCCCCTCTCTTTTCGCGGGCGGCGTCAGATTTTGATAAGAAACAAAGCAAATACTGAATATGCGTCGGTAAACTTGAAAACAATAGGGGGTGATTCATGGCAACGAAAGACAAAAACAAAGGCTTTCTGTCGGCATTGAAGAAAGCCTTCAGCGGTGGTGATGTTACGCCCGCCGATCCGGTCGTTTTTACGAGCGGGCATAGTGTCGTTGCTCGTTCCGGCCTGTCCGCTTTACGTCCAGGCATCCTGGGGGGCAACAGCGATGGCATGACGAGTGCAGCAGATTCAATTTCTTTATCCGCTGAACTGCCCGGCGAGCGCCTGCAAAAGTACAACATCCTGGAAACGATGGCTAAAAGCCCGACCATCTCGACGGCTTTAAATATTCACATTGCACATGCGCTTGCACCTTCAAAAAAAACTGGGCTGGCATTCATGCTTGCGCCAAAAGATGGTGCCGACACTGAGGCGGTAAGTAGATGTGAAGAGTTAACCGCAGATTTGGGGATGATGATTAATGACGGTCTGCCTTCATGGGCCATGATTATGGCGATATTTGGGGTGTCTTATGTCCGACCTTATGCAGAACAGGGTAGGGGAATAACTGGCATTGAATCCAGTTATTACACTCTGCCACACTTCATCCAGGAATTTTATCGCGGTAGCCAGTTGGTCGGTTTCAGTGGTGATTACATTCTGGATACACATAATTTGCGCAGGGTAATAACAGAACCGTGGAATCTTGTTTCCATGAAAAACCCGTATTGGACGCCGCAGCATAAAGTTATTCCGGTTAGCTACGGCACAAAAGGGTACTCACTGTTAAGTGATCAGGCTGATAAGCCGTTAATGGAGACGCAGAATTACGGAACGTCATTCCTGGAATACAGTTATGAACCCTACCTGAATTTATGTGCTTCGCTCGCCGCGCTGAAATCAACGCGAAATAATGCAGCCAAAATTGACCGCCTGATTGCTCTTACGACGAACACACTGGATCCGGTTAATGCGGCGAACTATACGCGTGGCGTCAGCCAGGCATTGAAGCGTCATAGTGACCTGGTGGCGCAAAGGTCGATTAATGCCAACGCTATTCCGACGGTGCTTAACCACCTGATACCTGTTATGGGAGATGGGAAGAACGGCATCACCATTGATACGCAATCCATACCCGCAGATATCAGTGGTATAGAAGACGTTATGTTTCATCTCAGGCAGCTTGCCGCAAGCCTAGGAATCGACGCAACAATGCTTGGCTGGGCTGATCAGATGAGTGGTGGACTTGGAGAAGGCGGCTGGCAGCAAACAGCTATCCAGGCCGCATTACGTGCGAACTGGATCAGGCAGGCGGCTCAGCGAGCTATTTATCGGCTTCTGGACATTCATCTCGCTTATAAATACGGGAAGGTTTACACCGAAAAAAACCGTCCTTATGACGTGCAATTCAACTCAATGAACACTGCTATCCAGGAAGAGGAAAACCGAGAACTGGATGCGCGCGCCAACTTTGTTGCTGTCATCTCCCAAATTATGGATCAGATCCAGAACAACCCGAAACTGGCTGGTAGTGACGCGTTTATGCGTTATCTGTTCACCGAGCAGTTGCACATCGACGATGACACTCTCAACACCATGATCAAAGAGTTTAAGGCGAATGAATCAGAGCAAAACAACGAGCATGGTATGTACGAATCCGCGCCGTTGTCGCCCGGTGACGATCCGGAAAACTGGACGCCAGAACAGTTAATAAACTTTGCAAAATTTGTGATGAGCAATTAACCGGAGGGAAATAATGCAATCACTGAACACTGTTACGGATCGCTTCTCCCTGGTAGAGAAAATCCGCAAACATACACCACAGAACAACCGAAATTACGTTATTCAGTCTGTTCGTGACACATTCAACTCGCCAGAAACAAAAGAGCGCATTGCACTTGGTGAGATGTATGGTTATTACGGTCATGGTCGTCGAGCGATGCACTATAACAAAACGAAAAGCCTGAACCTGCCGGAAGTCTCTGTTGTGATGGTTGATGGAAAACCTGTTGTATTGGAGAACGTGCCATCAAACAGGACTATCGACATTTCGATTGACGACAACGGCATTGTTACGCATACGCAGGAAATACTGGATACAGACACCGGGCGCATTGTTCAGGGCATGATTAATTCTGGTGCCGGTGGTTGGTCATGGGCTACATCTGGCCCAGATTCATCTGTATCCCTGGTAAAGTCTTTCCACGGCTTTGATTACGTAACTGTGCCTAACTATATCAGTCTGGACAAGAAAAGCCTGATGCTGGAATCAGCAGAAGAGCGCGACGCGGCTATTCATGCGGCACTTATCGAACAAGGTTTTACGGATAACGCGGCTACGGATCTGGTTCACCACTTTTCAGCAATGAAGAGTCAGCAAGCAATGCTCGAATCTGCACATCGTGAAGCTTTGGAATCTGAATTGATGCTCCTTGAAGTAGAAAACATACAACTTCGAGATAAGCTGCGCGCTCAAACAGCGATGATGGAAAGCCAGGGTGAAAACGCAAAGCAATGCCGCCGGATTTTGCGTGACGCTATCCAGGAACTGCCAGTCTTTATCAGTGCAGAACAGCGCCGGGCGCTCTGCCGTATGCAGTCTGAAGATGATGCTCGCATAGTGGCTGCGATGCTTGAATCTTTGGGGGCAAATGCGACTTATGGCTTACCGGTATCAGGCAAGAAAGAGCCGGAGTTATCACCGAAGGAGAATAAAAATACCACACCATTAATCTTCGTTTCACGAAGGGTGTGATTGCGTTGAAAAATTAAATTTCTAACATAGTGTATTTATATACACTGTTGATCCTGGTAGATGGGATCGAGTAGGATCGCGGTCACTGCTCCGGTAGCGACGGCTAAAAAAGCAAAAGCCGCTGAGAAGCGGCTTTTTGGGTGTATAAATCCACTGCCATAGATTTATACGGTAGATAGATTTTTCACGGAACTATCTGATGAGTATTTTAAATTCAGTTCCAGTAACTTTCAACACTTCTGAGTATAAAAACAACACTGAATACCACAAAAAAATCAAAGGTCATCAGTTGAGTTTTTTTGCTCGTCATAGCGGTTTTCTTTCCCCTTCACATAGCGCCATTATTGCCGAGTTCGCCAACCTGGCAGGGGCTACCGATGAATACATGATCCGTCGCTCATATGCTGATATGTCCGAGATTACAGGACGCAGTATTTCTACTGTGCGCCGGGCATTTACCGAAGCGACGAAGTGCGGAATGCTTGTTAAGCAGCATCAGGTAGCGAATAACAATGCTCAGGTGTGTAACGTGTACCGGTTTACAACACAATTTCTCCACTTCATTCATATTGCAATGGAGATAGGGGGTAAGCAGGGCATCAAATTTGCCAACGCCACAAAACTGGTTAAGCAGTTGATTTCAAAAGTTCGTTATTTTTTTGAAACTGGGAACCCCCTGTTCAAATTGAACAAGCCCCCCCATGTTCAAAATGAACAGCCAATAGAAAATAAGAGTCACTCTATAGCCAAAAGAAGAGAAAGATCATGCGCGGTTCAGCCAAAGGCTTCACCAGCAGATAGTTCTCAAGCGGATAATGGGGGGCTGGATAAAAAAACAGTAATCAGGGAAGAACATACCAACCACTGCCTGGCGGCGGCAAAAGCGAGAGCTGCAAAGCGTCGTTCAGACGAGGGGCACGCAAAACGGCAGGCTCTGTATCGTACCGCTGAAAAGCTGGCAAAAAAATTTGCATGGATACGTAGTGCCGCTACCGCAGTGAATAAGCCTAAACAATCCAGTGCCCTGGATTTCTCAATGGATTATTCTGGCTCCCAGGGATGTGCAACCATTGGTGAAGCCTTTGACCTGATGAAACAGCGTGGCTATCGGTCTGAATTTGACCGTGAGGATTGGTCAATACCTGCGGGATTTAGGGGGTGACCTGTGTGTCTACAAAACATCCCAATGATCGGAAAATGCTCGTTCGATAATTTGTGTTAGAAAATTAATTTGCCGTTTCTAAATCAGAATGTATGATCTGCATCATCGATTAAAGTCATCCATTGCTGAAATTTTTAGTTGATCTTCCATGTTTTCAGGCTTATATTCATGCCGTCGTAGCAAATTCTGCGACCGGGTTTGACAGCCTGAATACTTACGCGGACAACCGCACATTTCCGATATTGCGGTATTTTTGTGTCCGTAAAACCACGTTACGCCCGAATTATGGTGGGGCGTGATGGGGAGGCTTCGGCCTGCTGGTTTCGTAAGTGCCAGTCTGTCAACCCTGTCACGTCCTGCCACCTGTTTGACAGCGGGTCGCAGGTTGTTTATCAACTTACGAGGCCGTAACTATGGTTAATGCCAATCCTTGCTCACGTCCAGAATTCATCTGGCGTTTCCACTCTCTGCAAAAACACTGCGATCATTTCGCAATTGCCGCAACCGAAAAAGAAGCCCGTTCTCTGATCCCTGATCAACATGGCGTCCTGACTGGCCGTTTCTCTACTTCCTCACAACCAAACACTAATCCCTGGTATCGCAATATTACCAATCCCGGCATTGCGGAGGCACACTGATGGAAATCTGCATTCTTGAAAAGCCATCAATGACTAGCATTGAGATCGCGGAGCTGGTGGGAAGTCGTCACTCTGATGTTAAACGCAGCATCGAAAGACTTGTTGCTAAAGGAATTATCCAACATACGCCATTGGCTACAGTTGAGAATAATCAATCACTTAGCCCTAATAAATACACAAAAGCCTATTTCTTCGAAGGCGAACAAGGCAAACGCGATAGCATCATTGTCGTCGCGCAGCTCTCTCCGGAATTCACCGCCCGGCTGGTGGACCGCTGGCGCGAACTGGAAGAACAAGCACGCCAGCCGTTGACCGAAATAGAGATGATCGCCGCAATGGCTGCAAATGCAGTTCAGCAGCAAAAGCGGCTTCATGCTGTTGAGTCAAAGGTTAGCCAGGTCGCTGAAACCGTCGAGAAAATAAAGAAAGGCAATATTCCGGAAGGTTACATTGGCTACCGCCAGTTGGCGGCGAAATGCGGCCTGACTGAAGCCAAATGCCGCAACCTTGTCAACGCTTACCGGATCCCCACCGATACACATGAGTTTTTAACTCCCGAGGGGGTATTGTCGCGTCGTTCCATCGTGGCCTTATCTCCCTTCATGAATGCTTTTAACCGGATGATGTCGGAGGCTGAACACCGAGGAAAACGCTGGTATCACCCCAAAATGGGGCAATTCCAGGTGATCGGTTGGGGAGGTGAGTGATGGACATCATGCAGGCGGTAAAAAAAATCAGGGAAGGACAGGCTGAAGTGTGCCGCCGTAAAGCATGGAGTGTTGGTGTATGGGCCTGGCCTGATAATTACTCTACTACCGGATGGTTTTGTATTAATGGACTCCAGATCCGGGAAGTTGATTTATCGACGGCTGATATAGTCGGTAATGATTGGATCGTGACTTGAAGCGTGATGCCCCGGCCAGGCCGGGGCTTTTTCATGCCTCATTAGTTGAGGTTGCTGCGTCTCCGAATGGTAACAGAGCGGTATTGCGTGGTTCGCCAGCAGGCCAGCGATAGCCAGACACTCTTGATGTTGGGAATGCGCGAATATTAACCGCATCCCCCTGGTTCCCACCCAAGACAAGCAGATCGCCATTGGCGCGGCGTCCGACAACAAAGCCTACGTGCCCACCGCCTACGCGGGTAAATACAACGATACATCCGTATGCCGGTGTATCTAATTTCTCGCCCCAATCCAGATAGGATTTTGCCGACTCAAATCTTGTTGAGCGGATGCCTACACGTTCCAGCATTGCACCGACAAATGCTGCGCACCACGGCGTTTCATCGTCTTTAATTCCGCCGCGCTTGATGTCGCGCCAGAACTGAACGATTTCAGGGTTGTGTTTAGCGCCTTTTATTTCAGTCAGGCCAATGTGCTTACGGGCTTCAATTAGCCAGCGAGGTTCAATGTTTGCCATATTTTTCTCCCGGTCATGGGTTAATAAGTAGGCAAACTATGGGGAGTATGTGATTTTGACGGTAGTATCGTCCCCGTGACTACTCCCCGCTCTGTCTGGCGAGGCTTCCCACTTCTTAGGCAGCAACCGTCTGTATGACGGATTTACGCTGGCCTCCATGGACAGAAACGACGAGTCCCGCCGCCTGTAGTTCCAGTATTCCTTTTTGCCGGATATTGAGCGCCGCATTGATGTCGCGATCATGTTCAATACTGCATTCCGGGCATCGCCAGATGCGTTTATGAAGCGGCATTTCCGGCATTTTGTAACCACAACAATGGCACGTTTTCGAACTGGCAAACCACTGGTCGAGTTTTACCAGGTGAACGCCTTTTTCCGCTGCCTTGTACTCCAGCTTTGTGATGAAGCTATGCCAGCCTGCATCACCTATCGCTCTTGCCAGATTGTGGTTTTTCATCATGTTGGCTGTTTTCAGCGTCTCGACAATTACCGCTTGGTTTTCGTCAACAATTGCACGAGAGAGCTTGTGTTGAAAATCAGCACGGGCATTAGCCACCCGTTCGTGTAACGCTGCCAGACGGATTCTGGCCTTTTTACGATTCGCGCTTCCCTTTTGCTTGCGGGATAAGGCTTTTTGTTTGCGTCGCAAATTACGGCTGGCATTGATGAGATGGCGGGGATTTGCAATTTTTACCCCATCAGACTTGATGGCAAAGTGCGATAATCCCATATCTATCCCCGTCACGCGGGATATCATGGAAGGTCTGGCTGGCGTTTCCATGCCATCATCGCAGAGTAGCGATGCATAATATTTCCCCGTCGCAGAACGAGTGATAGTGATGCTTTTCAGCTTTCCATGAAGTTCACGATGAAGGCGTGCCTCAATCGGGGAAAGTTTGGGGATTTTGATGGCATTATCCAGCACCTTAACTCCGACACAGTGATAGCTGGATTGCCAGCCGTTCTTTCTCTTGAAAGTCGGAAACCGGGCTTTCAGCTTCGGATTAAAAAAGTTGGAAAATGCCACATCAAGATTAATTACCGCCTGTTGCAATGCCATTGAATCAAACTCTTTGAGCCAGGCATACCTGCGGGACTTTTTGGCCACAGACAACAACGGTTTCAGATCGTTACGCGGACTTAAATTTACTCCGTGTCTCTGGTAAGCATGTTTTTTGATGTGAAGAGCTTTATTGTACGCAAAGCGTACCGCGCCGAACTGGGCATTGAGATACTTTGCCTGTTCCGGTGTTGAATAGATGCGTACTTTTGTTGCTCTTAACATAGTCACTGCTCATTGGTACAGGTTTTTATGCTAACACCGTAATAATATTTTTAAAGCCCTGTGGGCTTTTCCGCCGTTCCTCCCCGCCAGCACTGGGCGAGGGTTCTCGGCGGTTTTCGCTGAAAATAACATTCTCCATACCCTCTCAACCGTACCGCATAGCGGAATTTTTACGGTTTAGAGGGGGAAATCCTTTGGACAAACTACTTCATTCAATCAGTGAAGCCTCCAGCTTAGGCGAACTGATTGAGATTGTTAGTCGGTTGCATAAATTACGTGCTGTTGCGACCTTTGGTGTCAGGAAAGCCGATGGCGTCAGTATTCAGAAAACACGCCGGGCAGCAAACAACGCCGCAGTAAATCTTCTTAATTCCCTTCCTCCCGGTTTCGATGGGGCGAAATTAACTGACGAACAACGTCAGATTCTTGCCGGGTATACCGGTGAAGGCGGCCTGACAGATGGTGAGGGCAGCCAATACGAATACTACACGCCACAGTTTATGGCTGAAGGTATATGGGATCTGTTTGCTGACTACGGTATTGATGGCGGGCACGTACTGGAACCATCAGCGGGCACAGGTATTTTCCAGGAGACAAAACGGCAGGGCATGATAATGACCAGCGCCGAACTGTCTCCGATTTCCGGTCGAATAAACCAGCTTTTGCACCCGGAAGACGATGTGAATATCGGGGCGTTTGAGGCGCTGGCGGCGAAAGACGCAATGTATGATCACGCTGTTGGTAACGTACCGTTTGGTGAAGGGCGTTCCGGTGTCGCCGGGCTTGATCCGGCATATGCAAACGAGAAGAACGTTGGCAATTACTTTGTGTTGCGCACGATCGACAAGGTTAAGCCTGGTGGACTAATTGTATTGGTGGTGCCGAATGGCATGACCGATGGTACGAAATACAAAAAATTGCGCGATAAAGTCAGCCGTAAAGCGGAATTTTTGGGCGCACATCGTATGCCTTCTGGTACGTTCAGCGAATCTGGTACAGATACCGTGGTGGACGTATGGGTATTGCGTAAACACCCGGAAACCTTCCTGGAGATGATCCCCGACACGGATGATGCAATGCTCAAATCGGCAAACGTCCTTTGGGATACCTTCCTCAAAGGGAAATGGTTTACAACCGAAGGGAAGCGATTTGTTTACGGCGACATGGAACGCACCAGCTTCCGCAATACCCTGGTGGTGAAAAAGGACGGTCGTGTATCCAATGAGTCGATGAAAACCGCGTTATCACGCCGCTTTGAAAGCCGTATTAATTGGGATTTGCTCGGAGTAACTACCCAGGCATGGCAGGGCGCAAAAGTAGGGGATAAGCGTCTTGTAGGCGGTATCTGGCATGAGTTTGATGGCCTGAAATGGGTTAAGGACACGACAACCGAATCCTCCGCGCTTGATGTAAGTCGATATGGTGTTTCGACGTTTGGCGATCTGCAGATCGCGTTCCAGTCAACAAACGGGATTCTGGCTTTGTCATGGGACCAGATATCGGCGATCGCGTCCGACTATCCATCGGTTGTCAGTGATGAAGTGGCAGCAATGATTCGCTTTGCTGGCAAACAGCGAGAAAAAGACAGGGAGCGCGTTATGCGCGGTGCGTTGATAGGGCAGTTGATCAACAAGGCACTTGATTTGCGTAACCTGGGGGTGAACGTTGATGACAAACTGGCAGATGCATCCCGCCTGGCGGCAGCAGAAGTTGCGAAGTATGGACCACCGCACGCGATTAAGCTGAATGGGCTTGCAGAAGCTGGAGCTAAAAACTGGATGACGTTCACTGGCAACGTGAAACAGGATGGTTCCACTTCTGACCTTCTGGCAGGGCGACTTGATGTAACGGATGGTGCTGCCGGTATTGACTTTACACGTCCTGAACAAGTGATAGCACATCTTTTCAGTGATGTAGCCCTTAATCCTATAACGCTGGGCGACTTTCGTGAGGCGTTTGCTGGTGAACTGCCAGAGGACGACGACGCGGCCCTTGAATACCTGGCGAAATTTGATGATATCGCTATTGATGGGTATGGCTGCCTGCTGCTGATGGACCGCGCCACCAGCGGCGATATTGCAACCAAAACAGCATTGCTGATGGGCTGGCGTGATGCGTCAACAGGTGAGCAGAAATCGAACTTTGAGCGTCAGTTGGCGAAAATCGAAGAGAAACGCATTTTCACGCCACTAAATAAAGTCACCGTTAATCTGAATGCCCGCTGGCTGGATCGCCGTTTGATAAAAGAGTTCCTGGCAGAGCAGGGCTATGACGAGTTTAAGTACACTGAACCTGATCTGAAGGTCGTCGATGGCATTCTGGTATCTCCGGACGATTACGAAGGTAAGGACGGTGTATTTACCGGCTATCAGCTACGAACCGTAAACGGCAAAAACGGGAATGAGTTCAAGAAGGCCAACAATAAAGACGGCTTCCTGAACCAGTTAGAAAACTACCTGAACGGCGTCAAACCGCGCGGGCAGAACGCTAACGAGTACCTGGATAAGATTGCTCAACTTGAAGTTAGCTTTAACGACTGGTTACGCACCCACCCGCAGGCTGATCAGATAGCCCGTGACTATAACGACGCATTCAATGGCTTCATTCCGTTCACGCACTCTAACGCACCGCTTGGCCTGGAAGGGATTAGTGGAAAGCGCATTCCTCTGACTTATCAGAATGAAGAAGTTCGGCGCTTGTCAGAAGATGGGCGCGGCATCATGGGATTTGGTACCGGGCTGGGTAAAACCACGACCGCGCTTGCGCTTGAGGCGTATAACTTCGAAACAGGTCGCACTAAACGCACGTGTATTGTTGTTCCGAAGGCGGTTTATCAGAACTGGTATCACGAGGCACAGAGCTTCTACAGTGCTGATGCCTTCGCCAATATGATGTTTATCGGTCTGGATGAAGTTCGTGATGAAGACGGCAATATTCTGACCGCGCCGGTGCTTGATGAAAATGGCGAACCCCGCCTGGACAGTAACGGGCAGCCTCTTACCCGCAATGTGGTGAAAGAATCCGCCAGCGCAGTTATCGTTCAGCGCATGAACATGATCCCGTCGTCAAATTGGCGAACGGTCATCATGACGAAAGAGCAATTCGCGTCTATCCCGCTACGAGAAGAAACCATTGAGGAAAACTCACAGCAAGCTGTCTTTAATGCTGTGGAAATGGGGCGTCTTGACCTGGCGTCCGGTAAACACCGTGACGCGCAGAAGAAGAACAAGATTAAGGATCAGGCAGCAAATACCGGTACAACGAAGAAGCAGAATATCCCGTACTTTGAGGATATGAACTTCGATAGCGTGATTGCCGACGAGGGGCATAACTACCGAAACTCCTTTAATGCCGGGCGTGAAGCGGGACAACTGGCATATTTGCCTAACCCGGCAGTATCCAAGATGGCCCGCGACATGGCTGTAAAAGCTGCGTACATGATGAAACGCAACAACGGGCGCGGTGTAGTCATGCTGACGGCAACTCCGCTGGTGAACAGTCCGATTGATGCCTTCAACATGCTGTCTACTGTCATTCCGCAGGAAGAGTGGATGCGCATGGGCATCATTACGCCTGATGATTTCGTTCGTGTGTTTGGCAAAACAGCAACAGTTCAGGTTCAGAAAATTTCCGGTGAGGTGGAAGAGAAGCAGGGGCTGGTGGGCTTCCAGAACCTGGACGGTCTGCGTGGTATTTTCCATCGCTGGACTACTCTGAAGAATGCTGCGGACGTCGGGGCGACGGTTAAAATCCCCGACATCATCGAGAACACCTTGCAGATCCCGATGACAGGGGAGCAGGAGACTGCTTATGAAGAACTTCGTAAGCGTGCTCAGGAGTTAAGTCGCAATGATGAGCTGACAGTCGATGAAAACGGGCATATCACTAACGACAAACCGGATGATTTCATCTTCTCCATCATCCGTGACATGGATAAGGTTGCTATAGACCCGGATCTGTATGCCAGTGCGATTACATTCCAGTTCCCCGTTGAGCTTGCAGACCAGGTAAAAGCTATTGCTGATGCCTTGCCAAAAGTAGCTGGCGGTAAAGTGGCAGATGATGCAGACGAGGTCGAAGAAGATGGCGCTGGTGGGCTGGTCAGTACGCGTACCAGCAAGGTAGTGAAGACCACCTTTAGTGAACATCCGGCGCATGTTGAAATACGCGCCAGCATTGAACTGGAAACTGAAATACTGAAGGCCATTGCGGCTGCCGGTATTGATATGCAGCAGGTATCGCACCCCATCCCGCCGAAGTATGCCGCGCTGATCGAAAATCTTCGTGAAGGTCTGAAGAACGGTAAGCAGATCGTCTTTATTGATGAAAAAGCCCAGCACCAGAAGCTGCGCCGTATTATCGCCAGTGCACTGCAAATGCCGGAGCAGGAGATAGGCATTATCAATGCGACGACCGTTAGCCAGGCTGGTGGCATCAAGCTGAAGAAGGTGAATAAGCCGACTGAACCTACTCTGAATAAAAACGGTGAATACAAAGAAGGGGCATGGGAAACCTACTACAGCAAACTTGCCCAATATGAGGATTATCTCTCAGCTAAAAATGATGCTGGCCTTGAGGGTATGGAAGGCATTGCCGCCGACTATAACGAAGGTCGCACGCGCATCATTATCTGTAACAAGAAGGCTGAAGTAGGTATTAACCTGCATATCGGGACAACCGATATCCACCACCTGACACTACCCTGGACACCAGCCAGTATCGACCAACGAAATGGGCGCGGTGCGCGCGTAGGTTCACCGCAAGAGAAGGTCAATGTTCACTACTACTGTGGCAAAGGCACATTTGATGATTTCCGCCTGGATACGCTGAAACGCAAGAAAGACTGGATCAAGATGGTGATGACCTCCGACATGTCAGAGATCGCCAATGGTGATGCGGATGATGCAGATGAACGCGCCATTATGCTGGCAGCAAATCCGGAAGAGCGCCGCGCAATCATGGCCCGTCAGGCGCAAGAGCGTGAAGAACGCCTTAAACTGAAAGCGCAGCGCGAGGCCGGTAATGCTCTTGATAACTACCTGAAAGCGGCTAATGCTGCCGGGAAAGATATCGGCATGATGGAGACAGAGCTGAAAAGCGCGATGGAGCAGGTAGAGCATTACCAGCGCAATCTTGACGACCTGATAAAAGCGGGGACGAACAGGAACGGGCAAAAATATGTTCTAGAACAGTTGCGAGACTACAGAAAACGCGCGCGGGAGCTGCGGTTTGCTATCACCAGAGCAAAAGACGCTGATACCGTTATGAAACGCTCTCGCGGTGATCTGGAACGAGCCATTAAAGCCGGTATTCTGGAGCTTGATGCCGATGTATTACAAAACCCACAGGAATATGTGCGAACTGAGAAAAATATCTTGTTGCACAAGGGCAGCCATTATCGAGCGATCATCGATGAGAATCACAACACAACAGCAATTGTTCGTGTGACAGACATTGATGCGGAAAGAGGCGGATGTACTTGCCGCATATCCTGGCTGGATGTGGCTAGTCGTTACTCTCGCTCCCCCGGGACAGCATTGTATTTACCCTTTAACTTGATAATTGAAGCTGTATCTTTTGAAGAAGGAGTTGCTGAATCGCGTGAAACAGCCGCACGCGGTGTTCAGAGTCACCAATTATCAACAACACTTACTCGCGCTCAGTTCTATGATGCCATTCGAAATGGAGTCATGAAGGTTACCACCGGCAAGCCTGGTTTGGCATGGGGCGGTGGGCAAGCGATTAAATACTGGGCCTATCGCACCGACGATGGTCAGATCGCTCTGTCAACGGCCTATGATGGCGTGATAGGCCAAAAAATCGGGCGAGCATCGGATATAGCACCTGAACGATGGATATATCCAGATGGCAACGATGAGGCGCTGAAGCGTGAAGTGGCAAAAATACAAGCCAGTGATAACCCGCTGAATATCGTGGACGGTGAGGGATTCCTCCAGGCATTGTATGGATATGATTACATCCAGGGAATGCAGGCATGGGGAGCGCAAGCCACAATGGATGATGTTACCCAGGAATTTGAAAACTGGATGGCAGGGCGTGGTCTTTCTGGTCGTTCGCTTAACAAAGTCACGTCTGAAGATATTCTTAGCCTGTTCCGAAAACCGTCCGGAGAAGGTCTGGAATTATTCTGGAAGACCGTGGTGGCATACCGTTTATTCCGGGGCAGGATGAAAGCCTTTAGCAACACTGATGACATTGAACGGATGTTTAATCAGGTGAAGGTCGCGAAAATTACGGCGAAAATCGAGAAGACACGAGCTGCGCTGGTGGCCTGGCGCGATGCATTGTTTGAGCAATATAAATCACTCAGTGATGCAGATGGATGGGCTGCACTGGAACAGTTGGCGAATAATGGGGTAGATGGAGCGAAACTCGCCATTGTTCAGGCTGATAACCCTCTGGAATCACCGGCAGCACAATGGATTAAGGTGGGGGCTGTCATCAATGCATTTGATGAGAAACACATTAGTAAAGACGATTTTGCTGATGCTGTTTCTATTAATCGCCTGGTAGAAATGGCTACCCGCCGCGCCCGTGAGTTGAAAGACGGTGACTATGTGAATGAGTTGCCGGATGCGCTCAAATCAGCAACGTGGCAAGACTATGTATCGCTGAAAAACGGCGGTGCTACCGAATCAGAGATCGCTAAAAGACTTGAGCAGGTTGAAAGCAAAAGAGAAGAGCAGGCGGCAGTGGCTGACGCCAGAGCTGATGAAGCGGCGAATGATGACTATATCATTGTGGTTAATGATAAGCCGATTCGCGCTAAGGCGCGTGTTCGCGGGCGCTGGTGGAGCGTCAGCGAGGACGTCGGTGCGGTTTATCTCATTGCCGACCAACCTGGTTCCTCGACAATACGGAACGCCAAAGACGCGATTAAGAAGATTGGCGGGCGTTTCTGGAATTTTGAAGTAAACCCGGTTGCTGATGTGAACTTTGACCGTCCGGCATGGATGGTATCTACGCGTTACTCGGTAGATGAACTGCGTAAAATAATCGCCGATGCGGCCTAACAGATAAGGAGCGGCCCCAACCGGGGCCGAATTTGAATGACGACATTAATTGACACTGTAAAACCGACGGAATCCTACCTTGAGGACATTTTGCCGCAGGCGCTCAATGGCAGGAGTGAAGAGGCGTTTCTGGATGCATATCTGAATGGCATGGTGGAAAGGCTGAAACGAGATCCACAGCTTTATCACCTCTATGGGCCGTGGTGGCCTGCGCTTAAAACGTTATTGCTGGAGCGCGGCGACATATCATTTGGACAAGTTGTAGATAGTGATGTGGCAGAGATCTACAAAATGAGTCGCCCGGCGCTTACGGTTTTAGCCGGGCATCTGTATTCGAGCGAGCGCCTGGAAAATGACGCGGTATACAATCCCGTTCATGCTCTGGAAGTTGCACCTTATGCTGATGATACAGAGCCATACGTATACACAAGTTACGATGAGTCCATAGAGAAGTATCGAATCATGGGGTAGCCATGCGAAAGAACCGTAAGTTTACGCTCGAAGACCTGAAGGAATATTCCACATCGAAGGGGTATGTCCTTGAGTTCCACCGTTACAAGAAGGTTTTTACACTGCGAAAAGCAGAAAAACCTGCGGCCTGGAGCTGGGTATACTTCCCTCATACAGAAGACAAACTGGTAGAGCTTGTTGACGATTTAACCTACGAAGGTTGGTTGTTCGCAATCGACAGGACAATCAGAGAAATATCCGAACCGGATAAAATAAACCTTTAAAAATAACAAGTTGGGTAAATGCCATGCGATTTGCCCTCCTTGTTGATTAAGGTCACTCTTTACTCTAAAAGCAAATCCGACCTGTTGCATATAGCCCATCCTTGAGTAGTATCTCTCTTGTTTTACAAATCTAACGTTGTTGTTATTATTTCGCTTATTTACTATCAATGGGTGTGTTAGAAAAATAGCGCGAAAAAGAAGGCGTCGCAGTGAATATTCTGAAACATCCCCACATGCCGCAGCTCTCAGTGAACTGGAGAAAAACCCAGATCTAATCAAAAGGAACCATGAGCATTACGAGCAGGTTCGCGTCCTGGATTGGCTGTATCGCAATATGCGCTATGTGTATGAGCATACACACGCCACTCCCAACGGTGGTCTGCGAGGCATAAGGACGGCAATAAAGATGGTGGCAGAAGGCCAAAAGAAAGGATATCCCGATCTTTCTATAGACCTTGCTTGCGGGGGATACCACGGAATGCGCATTGAGATGAAACATGGGAGAAATCGCCTGACTCCCGAACAACTCGTCTGGATGACTCGCCTCACTGAAGCAGGCTACTACTGCTTTGAGGCGCGTAGTGCCGCTGAAGCCATAAAAGCTATCACGGAATATGTTTGTCTTGATTAAACGGAGAAATCGTTTTGCGTTTACTTAACGTGGCTGAACTTATCCCTGCTGGTGCTAACGTTGTTGCTCGCCGTCGCTCATGGCAGCAACCATTGTGTATTGAGTTGTTGAAACACAGCAATGGAACAATAGAGGCTCGGAATATTGTCACTGGTGATAAGGTTCACATAACTCCGGAAAGTACAGGCGCTGATGATTGGGAGTTTGTACATTGAGAAAAAAATATTATGTGAACCTGGCGTTTGCGGATGACGCCGGGAGGACGCGGAGCATTACGCTCAACACTGCTCGTAAGGTGGTAACAGCGCCGTTAATCCGGGAAGCTCTCAGGGAACTGGATATGGGGGAGAACTCGACCCTTTTGTCGGTTAGTTGGTTAGGAAAAATGTCAGAGAAAGAATACGTAGACGGTGTCACACCAATAACGGCAATAAGGCTAATTTCATTGCTGCAATGGGCTATCGTACCTGTATGCATTGCGTATTTGATCTACAAGACCATGACTCAATAACTGCTCAAAAACCCGCCGATTAGCGGGTTTTTTGTTTATCACATCTTTCGATCCTGTTCTCATGCTAATAAAATATGTTAGAAAACTAATTTTCCAAAATTAACAGGAACAGCAATGAGTCAACAAACTGATACTTCTAATCTGGATATCATCTCAGCCGCAATTGAAACGCTGCGGACACAGATCGCTCTTATTCAAAAGCGGAATCCGGGAGATGACCTCTCCAGGCGACTGCATGAGAGCGTCATTGCCACTACAGATAACCTGGTGGCGGAAATCAACCAGCTCCTTGATGATGGGGCAGTTGATTACAATAAGCTGGTGGATCAGTTTGAGGAATATCAGCAAGCCGTTAATGATGGCTTGATCCGTTTTTCACAAGTCACTGGCGTACCAGCGACAGTTGAAAGCTTGGGTGATGCAGTTAATCAATTTGCCGTGAATATGCGTAATGAGATCGGCAATCTGGAGGCGCGTCTTGAACAGGCAAATACACTGCGCAAATCTGCTGAAGTTGATTTGAGCCGTTACAAAAAAGACTATCCGCCCAGCCTGACAAAACGACTGGATGTTGCGGAGAAGGATAACCGCACACTGAAAAGAGAGCGTCGGGAATTAAAAGAGCGTTTAACCAAGCTAAATCAGCAATGCATTGAGTATCAAGGCGAACTCGTCACATTGCGTAAAAAGTTAGCAGCGGCGCAGAGCATTATTGAAACATTGAAACGAGAGTGCTCACAGCTTGGCCATGATCTGAATCGCGCCTGTGGTATGGGGCAAAGGCCAGAGACATTCCCGCTCATGTATGACGGAAGAGAAGCTATTGCCTATATTCATGAGTTTCCGCATGGTCTGGTCGCGGAGACTGGGCAACGTGGCGAAGCATTGCTTACGGCAAATTACCACCAACAAATTAGAACCAGCCGCCTGCTGACGATGGATGTGATCCCGTCAGTATGGGGAACACCACTTTACTACCGAATTCCTGGCTTCGAAACGGACTGGAATACCGACATAGACGAATGCCTGGCAGATAAAATAATGGCGTATCTGGAGACTGATTTCCCGCGTTTGTATCGCCGGATTATGGACTCTAAGGGCGCGCCGATCGATGAATTGAAAATGCGCCCAGAGACACTGGAGGCAATCAAGCAGACAGAGTTTGATACAGTATTCAGTGTTGCCTGTATTCCAAGCAGCTTTCATGAAAGCATTCCGTTCATGCAAGGCGAGCGTCGTCAGGAGATCATTGATGCTTGCCGGGTATGGGCGAACGAATGGGACAAGAAGAATGGGGGCGTAGAAGATCTTTATGGGAAATAATGTGTTAGAAATCTAATTTTAATTAACAGGTGTATTGATTGTGAAAATAACTTAACATAGAATTTTCCTTGCTGGTGGAGCGTTG